TAATAAGACCCAACCCACCCGGTCGGCCGATATAGCCTTCCGGGGGATGCGTCTATGAAATAATCCACATTCACCGTCTGCGCGGCCCCGCCAAGCGTGACACTAGCCACTGCTTGAATAGGGTATTGCGTCAGGTATAAGTATTGGTGCGCATTAACGGCATAACGCTGAGCGGCGTATTCTGCCCGCTTGATGTCCCGGTCAACAAACTGGATGATGGCCGCAGACGCTGAATTGATTAGCGCCTCAAGCAATACGTCCTGTGAGGTGTCCGAAATACCCAGCTCCAGCTTTACAGCCGCCAGCGTCGTCAAGCCGTTAATGATAGCCATTTACTTAGCGCCCGTACACAGTGCCGGAATTGGCGGGCTGAACATTCTTGTCGGCCAACACGAGGTCAGCGGCCAGAATGTTTTTCGGAGTGGTGCCGTCTGCATAGGTAATATCCAGAACGGCGTATACATACCGCTTGGCATTGCTCAGGTCAATGTCGTACTGCGCAAAGCCGGCAGTTTTAACGTTGAGCGCGGATTCAAGCTCAACCAACTCAACCGGGGTCGGGCTGGAGCTGGAGCTTGCGCTGTTACTGTAAAACTTGAGCGAAGCGGCGGCAGTGGTCGGTGTACCGGAACTGGCTTTCCAGTTAAGGGTAAGCTTGGCGCTCTGGAAGCCCAGGCGGTCGATGATGACTGAGGTGATTGCAGTGCCGTCATTTTCAACGGCTTCAATCAGCTTCACGGCGGTAGTACGCTGGGGGAATGTGTTCGGAATGCTCATGCTACTCTCCTTTTAATAGCTTGGCGGTAATTAAACATTAACCGCCAAGCCGTAGCTATTTGCGATTAGGCTACCGAGTAGGTGCCTTTGACGAAGGATACGGGGTGCATAACATTGAAGTCATGCTCGCCTACTACACGAACCAGCGCACTGTCACGCTGGAAAGCTGAATAGGTAGTACCGCCGGAAACAAAGGTCGCGTCCTGGCTCATGCGCAGTTCCATATCGAGGCCAGCGCCCCACAGGAACTCGTCATAATCGCCAATCCACAAATCGCCGTAATCGGTGGTGGTGTCGGTGTAGCTGATTTGAGTTGATACGTGGTACGGGTAGCCGCACAAACGTCCGTTCTCAATCATTTCCTGGCGGAAAATCCAAGCACCGGTCGTGGTCTTCAGGTTCTTGAGCCAAGCTTCCATGTTCGGGTGCATAGTCCAGTGAACGTTGCTCATCGGCACATTGGCGGCCTTCAGCAAGGCAATCATTTCGTCCGGGATGAGCTGGGTCAGCGCGGTGGAGCTGGAGCCGGAAGTCTGCACGCCGAGGTTACTCAGGCCCGCCGGGGTGTAACTGGTACCGGAACCATAGAAGGCCGCATAATCCAGGGCCAAGCGGAATTTCTTCTGCAGGTCGCGGGCCATCCAGCTTTCAATACCGACCGAGTTATAACGAATTAACGAGTTGCTGATTTCGGAGATGGCGAACAGCTTCTTGGCGGCGAGGTTCACGTCACCGAATACCGGCTGAGTGGGCGCGGCCGAGGGAAGTTCACCAACCCAACCGACGGTCGAGGAAGTGTCCATGCGGGCCATGCGCAGGTTGCCGTTCGGCATGGGGAGCTTAGACACACCTATTTTATCGAGCAGGGTCTGAGCGTACAGGGCCTCAATCACGCGGGCCGAAAGCACCTGCGGAATGCCGAAGCCGCCAGCGGAAGGTACGCCAGCTTCGAGGGCCTTGGCTATGTAGCCATTGGTCTCTTTGTCGTCGCCGTACATCTTCTTGCCCAGGAACTGCATTTTATCGGCTTGTCCACCGGACTGGCCATACAGGTTGATGAGCTTGGCGAGCTTGATAATGGGTTGCTCTTCCTTGTACCCTTTGTTGGTGGCTTCCTGATGAGCGGCTTCATACGCTTCCTGGAATTCGGCGCGCAGAGCTGATTTCTGTTCGGCTTCAGCGGCCTTTACTTTTTCCTGGACTTTGGCTTCGACTGACTTGTCAATCAAGGCGTCCAGCTCTTCTTTGGTCATACCTGCCATTTGATGGCCTCCTTGTGTTTATTGTACCGAGTCAGTCGAAGCCTTTTCAACCAACTCCAGTATATATTCTTTACCCGGTTGCTGTTCGTTCACGTCAGCACCGGTCTCTTCCCCCACGTTCGGTTCTCCGGCCTTGTCGTCCGGTTCGCTTTCTTCCATTTCGTCCGCCATGTACTTGCGCAATTCGCCGCAAGCCCGTTCCATAGCGTCCAGCCGCTCCGCCATATAGGTTAATGATTCTTTGCTGAACCGGCGGTTGCCCTTTTCGATAACTTCTGCCATTGTGGTAACTCCTTTGATAACGACATCGCTACACCCGGCAGACCGCAACACCGCCACAGCATTCGGGTTGGCCGGTATCGGCACGATGGATACTTCCATCAATTCCTGTTTCTTGTACGCCCTGCCCGTGGCGGTCGGTTCATAATCCAAGCCCCGGAAGCCCACAGACACAGTGTTCAATATACCTTGCTTTGCCATATTGTAAATGGCGTCCACCCGAAGCGCGTGCTCGGAAGGGTTCTTGGGGTCTGTGGATAGTTCTTCAATGCTCGGGAATTTCACGTCAAAAATAAGCTGGCGGCCGCGCCGGTCGATGGTTACGTTTGATTTGCCTATTGGGAGGCTATACCGGTCATGCGCATACAGCACAATCGGGTTCTTCATATAGTTGGTCACGTCCCAACCGTCGATGGAAATTGTATCCCCGTCTCGGTCAATAGATTCGTCCGACCCTATGAAGCGGATAGTCCGACCGGTCACCGGTGCGGACTTAATTGCGAGGTTGTACGATTTCATTACACTACCGTCCATAAGCCTTCCTTCCGCTACTAAGTATTATAAACCTTTGGCGCATGTGAGTAAAGTGGTCATACGCCATAATCTTCTTCATACCAAAAGAGCTTCGCGTTGACTACGGTGGCCCCTGCCGGAGTAAGCACCAAGGTGTATTTGGTGGACGGCTTCAATACTAATTCTTCATTGGCCCCTGCGCCGCCGCCGGTTCTCGCTGTGGGGTTGCCCGTAGTACCGAAGCCGTCAATATCAATCAGCGTACCGGCGGGCGTGACCGTCGAGGCTTTGACCATCGACATACCGCTCACGGCAGTATTGTTCCGGTTCCGGTTCACCGGGGTGACGGCAGAACCGCCCGAATAATTGTCGCCTTCATACAATTCTGCACCAACATAATCGGTGGACGAGGTGATGCCGAGTGGCCGCCAATGAATATACTTATCTGCCGGGGTGGTGAACGAAATCTTGTATGCGGCCGATATCGAACCGGCGGCAATCAGCGCGGTGAACGCCTTGCCCCTGTGAATGTAATTATGGTCGCCGGTTATGCCCACATCGAACCCAGTAAACTCGTCTGTATTCGGTGTGAGTTGAAATCCTTCTCTGTTCATGTTCCCTCCCTAATCCAATACCGGCACAATCGTGCATCGGCAATTAATGTTCTGACCTGCTACCGATCCGCCAGTCGGATACATCATTGTGTCCGGAGCTACTTTGCCGAAGCCGGGCACATTAAAAGATTCATGGATCGGCACTTGCATACCGTCCATCATTATGTGACTATCTCGTGTGTCGCCGTCCCGAGTTGCAAGCCACTCTTTGGTATCTACACCTTCTGCTTGATAAACTACAAGTTGGCCGTAGTTTACGCTGCCCATAGTTTCGGTGCGTGCTATCATTTCGGCCCGCGCTTGGCTCATGTTATCGTACACCCCATCGGAAGCCGCAACCAGCCGGGCCGCGAGGTTCTCGATGGACTCGCCCGCTTCGATTCCGTCGGCCAATTCGGCTTGCATCTTTTCACGCAGTTGGCTATAAGTGGTTGAGTTAATTTCAACTACTTTTAGCAAGCCAAACTTCTTAATCCACTTGTCAAACTCTTCGTTATATAAAGTAAACGAAGGCGCAATCTTTTTGCCGATTAAGCCACGTGCTATTTCAGCACCGTCTGTCATTGACGCCATCCAAGCAGGCGCCAGCCCATGCATGAGCGCTTCGTCTGAGCCTTTAAATGTTTCGTCAATAGCTTGAATATAATCATACGGATTATATTTACCTAAAGCCTTAAGCATTCGGCCACGTTGCACATCCGAATAAGCTCGAGTGCGCGCACGGAACATGCCTTCGCCTTGCTTGGCTCGATCGTCTGCCATTTTCCAATGCAGCTGGCGCGAGTTGCCAAACGACTTATCATCGTCTTCTGGCTCGGGCTTTTCGTCGTCAATCTCGATGATCGGTTCGTCCGGCTCAGGTGTTGCTGGCTCAGGCTCTGGTGGCAGTTCGCCTTTTTTCATTACTGTAACACTACTTGGCATTAAGTACACATCATCGCCAGCCTCAACCGGATAGCCCATAGCTAATTTCCAGTCAGCGCGAGTCAATGCACCACGAGCCAAGCCTTCGTTAACTTTCTTTAACCGGAACTCTTCGTCCTCAGGCACTTCAAAGTCAAAGCGCACAACTAATCGAGCATCAAAGTCCGGAGCAATCAGTTGGCGTGTTATTACACGTTCGTAAAAACCTAAGCGGCGCGAAATCACATTCTTGGCAAACAGATAATAAGCCGCATCAATAGTTGAGCGATTCGAGTTTTCGATGATGCCAAACATTTCCGGTGGGATGGCATAATGATTCAGAAACACATCACGCAAGAAGCGGCGTGATTCTACAAAATCCATTTCCTTAACTGTGTCGCCGAGTTTGGTAATTGTCATGCTCTCGCTGTTAGTAAAAGCAGGCTTACGCACATTAAGCCAACCACCAAGACGCTGACCCCAAGTGTCACGCATACGCTCAAGGTCTTCAATCTTTGCACCCGGCGAATTAGCCCAGAACGGCGGAGTGGCATCGTTATAAAAATAATTCTTTTGCCACTTCTCGGCCATCTCGTCAGCATCAAGCTCACCGCCTACTGCCTCTGTGCGTCCACGACCACGTCCGTATGGATCGGCAACGTCAGGTTGCTTAAACCAGACAACGTCTTCGGGCGCAACAGTAAGCACATTGCCTGCAGTGGTGCCAATAGGCTGGAACATAAATATTGGGTTGCCTGACGTAGGTGTCTGTATACACCAAGACGGCGGAATGATTAATAATTCATCTACTCTAACGCCAGCTCTAAGTTTGATCCAGAAACACTCGCCGAGGAGCTCAGTCAACACAATAGTTAAGTACTTTATAGCGTTGCCATCAATCTCTGGGAACATCTTGGACGGGCTATCCATCAGGTCAAGGAACGGGTGGTCAAGCAAAGGCTTAGGCTCAGCAGATTTCCTGAGCTGTACTTTGTCAAATAACTGGATATTGCTATTTGCAATTGTTGACGCGATTAGGTCTACCGCGTCCAAGCGAGGCGTCTGGTGAAACAGATTCGGGAGGCGAGTTGTTTCTGACTTTGGCGCTTGGGACCACACCCTGCGCAGACCGCTCTTAACAGAATAGCCTGAGTTTGCTTGCGCCTTGCGGGTAAACAGGTCGCGCAATTTCATCCGAACGCCTTTGCTATCCAACAGTCAATGTCATGGACTGCTTGGCCGTATCCGATTTCACCACGGGCGGTAATGCGGTCAAGTATGGTCTGGATTGTGTTTTCCTCTTCCACCTGCTCAAGTATCAGACCACCGGGTTGCTGAAGCCATGCGCATGTAGCATGATCGCCTTCAGCTTCTGCTTGAGCTTTAATAGCAAACACTTGCTCAGTGGTTGTCCGTTCGATAGTCTGAGCTATTGTAAACAGGTCGGCATAGTCCACCGGACTTACGGTAGCACATTGCACGTTACAAGAAGTTAACTGCTCATTGCGCGAATGAATGTATTTAAGCACCTCGCTGGCGTGGCCAAACTCGTCTGCTGACTGATTACGGAAAAATGCTGCAGCGCCGTTAAGTCCGCGCATTTCAGACCATGACTGAAGCATTGCGTAAGCGACGCCATTTGCCGTCTCGCTATTGTACTGAGCATTAAGCATAGTAAGAATTGAAGCAGATAGCATCATTCGGGTACCTCCCGTATTACTTGTATTTTGTAGGCTCGCCCGGCTTCTTCACGTAATTATTTACAGCTGCCGACTCAGGCTTATCTGCCTTTGCTGCAGGCGTCTGTGCCGGCTTTTCTTCCACAATAAGCTTTACGCATTCGTGAGTTTTAAAGCAATTGTTGCAAAACTTCTTGCCGCACTTCTTGCACACGCGTATGGCAGGATAGGAACACTTACAATAGCCTGATACCATAATAA